CCAAAGAGCGATTACGTCACCAACTTCAAGAACGTCAGATGAGAGTGAGTAGTTAACATCAATCTCGACCTTTCTTGTAAGAGGATCGTAAGCAACAATTTGACCTTGAACAGGAATACTTACAGGTGAGGCAGCATCAGTTTCTGCTCTCCAGTATTGTCCGTTTTCAAAGTCGCCTGCGATGGATGCAGAATCCAATGTGACTACGACTCTGTAACCGTAAATCTTAGCACCTGCGTTAGCACCAGTGTAAGTTACGCTAGTTGTAGTTTGGAATTCCCATTCAGCAGTAGTAGGTTGTGCAAGAGAAAGGATCTGGTCAGGACCAGCGTCAGTCATTACAACTCTTACAGAGTTACCGTAAAGACCAGGGTGTCTAGCAGCGAACTTCCAGTTATTAGAAGCGCCTTCAACATTACCTTCATACTCTTCAAGATTTCTAACCAAAGGAGCAGACACACCAGTTGAGGTCTGTTCGTTGATTGTAGTCTTACCTGCTGTAACAACAAGTCTCTTAACTGTTTGTCCGTCTGTCTGTGCAGCAGCAGTTGTTTCCAACTTACCACGCTCAACAGGTAGATCGTTACCAACAATCGCTGTAACCTTGACAATCTCGTCAGAGACCAAAAGGTGATCGTTGATAGAAACAGCAAGTGATGCTGATGAAGTAATAGTCAGTGTAGTACCACCAGCAGCAAGGGTTCCACCTTGGTTCATTGTGGTGCTGTTACCCGACTCTTCGATCAAGGTGATGCTTGCGCCAGCAGCGTGTGAAGTTGCTGCAGTTGCAAGTTGACCACGCTGTACAGTAAGGTCATTACCTGAAACGTTAGTCACTCTAAGAACTTCAGCGTCGATCAACAGAAGATCGCTTGTCGCGAAGTCTGTCGCTGCTGTTACTGTAAGAGTAGTATCTGCACCAGAGAAAGTAGTGACAACAGTTTGTGCTGTGTCAATAGCGTTCTTAAGTGAAGAACTGTTCGCACGAATAACCTTAAGTGTACCACCGTACAGTAAGAATTGTGCTGCTGAATACCAGTATTCGTAGTTGTAGTCGTTAGGACGACCGAAGACTGCTAGGAGTTCCTTCTCGCTAGTTACGTCTACAATCTTATTAACGGGACCCTTTTCAAAGGAACCGACTATCACTGCCACATTATCTAGAGTTGCGTTAGCAACCGTAGTCAGATCCTTTTCAAGTACCACGACCCCTGGCGAAAGTTGGGTAGATGCCATTGGTTAGCTCCTGAAAAAATCTCAATCTATGCTGATATTATTTAGTAAAAGGTACTGTTCAAGCGGGGAAACGGAACGTGAACATTACCAGTCGGGATACTCAAACTCCTTACGCTGCTTTGGTTTTGAATTTCTAGTCTTACTTATTCTTTTCTTTGTACAGTATTTGCATTCATACGAATATGCAGAGGGGTTTTGTCCTCTGTCTTTTCTAGTCTTATAAAAATTATCAGTGAGCGAGAGAGTTCTCAGGCATTTTCTACATTGCCTATCAACAAAGAGGAACTGCTCTAGACCCAGTTCGTCTTCTATACTCACTGTTCCTCACTCTTCCTTGCTGCGTAACCTAGTACGAATCCAAAAGAAAACAACACTAAGGTTATTAGTGCTGTTGCTAGGTTAAGTAAAATGCCTTCCGTACTCATTTGTAATCCCACATATAGGAGCGATCGCCATATTCATCGGTATGCCAGACTTGTCCTTCGGGGTCTACGAATGATTCGTTAGTGAGACCATCATCCATAAATCCAAAGGGTGCCATATCCGCTTCAATTGCTTCGCGTTGTTCTTGATACATTCTAGCACGAATGTCGTTATCGTGGAGTTCTTTAAAATAATCCTGTACTGCCAACCAAGAGAACATCACAAGACACATAGCAAGGTCATCGTTGCAACCTTCTTCTGCTGCCCACGACTGCCCTTTTTGAATGAAGGTAGTTAGTTCAGAGATAATATCATAATCACATAGAACTAACTTATCATCTTCTAGCAACTGCTTCAGGTTAGAACACCCAATCTTTTTAACAGAGGTTGACATCTTGACACCCAGTTGTACCTTACCACCAGAGAATCCTTGACCGACAACTTGTCCTGCTCTACCACGCATTGCTGCCATTAGTAGATTGTCATACTCAAGATCATACTGTATAATATCTGCAACCTGACCACCAATGTCATTTATTTCTACAAGAATGTAAGCGTGGTTATATGCTCTTGCAACCTGACAAATAATATCAGGGAATAACATAGGTTTAACTTCATTATTTCTATACTTAGCAACTAACTTATATGGAACGGTAGTTGTATCGAACAGTGTGAATGCACTGTAGTCTCCATCAATACCTCTTGCTACGTCCACTGTCATCGTATAATTATGTTCCGCTTCTGGTTTACTGAATACATCAAGACCATTTTGTTTTTCTATTGGTTCGTCATATGTCATCACTCTCAACTTACTGGGAGAGATCAGAGTATCTACAGATCCAAGGAACTCACATTCAAACTCAACACGGAACTGTTGTTCACTTGTGTTACGGATTGTTTGTGCTTTCCAATCAGCATCTCTTCCTGGTACCTGAGACCAGTGAACTTCTGTAGGGATATATTCATTAGTACCACGCTCTGCATCGTGCCAGAGTTTGTAGTACATATTCATCCCGTGAGGGGTAGAGATGATAATAACCTTAGTGGATTTACCAGAAGAAATAGTAGGATAGACAGAACTAAAAAACTGATCTGCAATGTTATTCGGAACGAACGCGAATTCGTCCAGAAATATGACGTTAAAAGACATACCCCTGACGGCACTAGCGCTAGTAGATGCAGCAAGGAGTTTACTTCCGTTCTCCAATTCCACTGACCCTTTGTTCCAACCAATAATACCTTGCTGCATCCATTTAGGAAGATTCTCATAACTGAGTTGTAAACGTCCAAGCATTTCTCGTGCAGTTGCTGCTTTGTTTGCGAGGATTGCGACATTGACGTTATCGTTAAAGATTACATACCATAATAGATATGCGGTAACAACCGTTGACTTACCACTTTGTCTTGGTAACTTAGCAATATTAAATCTATTCTCGTGGAATCTATCTACCATCTCCTCTTGGAAATCGTACAGATTAAATGGGATGACACCCTCATCCAGCGACACAATTTTAATGTATGTCTTAATAAAGTAAATAGGATCACCCGCACATTTAATAAACTCCTTCACCTGTTTGGGTGTGAAGTTAGTATGTACGTTTGCCTTCTTTAAATTGGGGTTGCCTAGATATGCATCAAGACCCATCTTCTTCCTTCTCTTTCAAACTATCTATACGCTTCTTCAGTTCTTGATACCCGTCGTACTCTTCCTCAGAAACCTCGATCTCTCTAAACCTTACAGACATTAGTTCTTCACCTGGTTGGGGTGCTTCAGGATGCTTTGGTGTGGGAGGTTTACTCATCTCTATATTAATAGATTGAATATTACTCCACATCATTGCAAACGCAGCACCACCAATAGCGACTAAACATCCAAGATAAAGAAATGCTTCAAAGTTGTTCATTTAGTTTTCGATATACTTTTCTAGTACCTCTAGTTGATCGTGATAATGTGAGATTTGATCTAGTTCACTTTCAATCGCTGCCATAATATCTGGATGCTCTCCGATACCAACAGGATTGGTAAGATAAACTTCGACGTTCATCTTATGCTTTTCAATGTTCCCTAGGGCGTGCAGTTTAACTGCTTCAATTAGTTTCTGTTTCATTAGATTATTCAGTAAGTGTGCCTCGTGCTCTACGAAGTTGTCTTAATTCTTCAAAGTCTTTTTGTTTTGTGCCGCCATCATATGGCCAAGCATAACCCTCACCAATCATTTCTTCGTTGATTGACACTGACTCGTCCCCAATATATAACCATCCAAGAAGACGCCCATACTTACCGACACCACCAACAAGTTCAGTCCTAATAAACAACTGATCATCACCAGCAATGGTTGATTCAAGTTTACCTTTGAGCCAATTTGTTGCATCGATACCAAGTGCTTTCTCTTCTAGATTACGGGTTCTTTTCTCAGGAGTATCGACTCCTGCAATTCTTACCCGTTCTTTTTTATATAGTTCGAAACCAAGATCGATTGTTACGTCAATAGTGTCCCCGTCAAGGACTCTGTTGATCTCCGTCACTCGGAAGTTGTAACAACTCTTCCTGCTCGGGGGCACCATTTCTGCCATCGTTCATCTCCTTGAATGATCCTTTCAATATGTAGTAGATATACCAACTTACTATTATGAGAAGGATTGCAACCATCCAGATAACACCCCATACGGGGTCACCGTAATTTTCGTGAGTCCTAAGAACTAGTTCCATCTAACCCATTATGTTTACATCTATTCCTAAGAATGGTGCGATCTTTCCAATGACTCTCAGAAAACCATCGACAAACGCACCAAGGAATGCGAATCCAAGCAACATACTAATAAGTGAAGCATTACGATTATGCCTACGAATCTTATCTTCAATCATTTCATCCACTTCATCACGTGTTGGATGGTTGGGTAGAATTTCTTTAAAACGATTTGTCATTGGTTCGTCTCCAAGTTCGGGTAGATGGAAATCGAAGTCTATAATATCTTCGGATGCCCAAAAATCTTCCCAATCTTTTGGTGAATCGGTTACGTCTTTTATCTCTGGTTTTTCTGGTGTTTGAGTCATTTTAGTTTACGTGAATTGTTCCAGTCATTCCTGCTCCTTGATGTGGACCACAAAAGAATTCGTAGTCTCCAGCATCAGCAAAAAGGATGTCTTGAGATTCACCAGGGGAGAACATAAGAGACTCTCTGGATAAATCTGCTCGACCTTCTACAATGATATTATGTGGAGGCAACATATTATTCACAAAGTGAACAGTATCACCTGCAGATATGGTAATATCGTTAGGTTCGAAAACTAGGTTTCCATTGCTTCCCATAGTTACATCAACAGCATACACAGGGAATGCAAAGAACAACGTAGCAACGAATGCTAAAATGAACTTCATACTTAAGTTTATCAACTAGAAGTATTTAACTGTGTACAAAAATGAGTTTATGGTTAGTCAGGAATCCCTGTTTTTACCAAACACACTGATTGCACCGTCAACAAAACCACGTCGATAATCCCAAGTATCACCACCTATTTGCCCTCTCTTAGGGTTGATGCACTTGTCGTAATCTGGATCGGTATCACTAATATTATTGCATACTAATCCTGCTAAGTCTAGTTCGTTACCTTTAGCGCCAGTACCAGTCCAACGGTGTTCACCGTTTAACCAAGTAGCACCACATTTGTCACAAACCTTTTGCTCAAATTGCATTGGTGGTCTCCCACAGGTTACTAGAAGAATTTAGGATAATAAATGATATATGTCAAGAAACTCTTTGCGAAGAGATCCGTTACCGCAAGGTGAAACTTTGCTCTACCAATATTTTTATCCATTAGCACTTCCACTTGCGTAATGCTAATGCTTTACGAGTGGGTTTACCTTTCTCATCTTTCATCGGTCCTTTGACTCCACCCATTCTAGCGCAGAAAGATCTTTTCCTAGGACCCCCTTCAGGTTGAGGTGCTTTAAGATCAGACCCAGGATTTTCTCTCTCATAAGATTTTCTGCCCTTTTCGTTGAGTCCACCTTCTTTATTCTTTCCTTCCTTTCTTTGCCAAGCACTTTCATTTACGTCCTTGTCCTGTAGGAAGGAGACAGGAGATTTTTCTGGTTTCTTTTTCTTCTTACTATCCTTACCACCAAGTGCTGCCTTAGCAACTTTACCTGCTGAGTATGGATTATCTTTCTCTTTATTTCTCTTCGTATCATTACGAATCTCTCTCATCTTTAATGCGTGAGAGATCTTTCTTCTGGCAGAAGGTCTACCAATAGGAGGATTAGTTTTATCAATTGCTCGCGCTACAGAGAGTCCCACACCTTCTTCGATGGGGTCATCTTTAGTGTCTTGGAATTCTCTGAACGATTTCATTTTTCCTTGTTGTTTTTAGGGTTGGATGCACAATTTGATTCGTGCTTTTCGATCCAGGTTTTAGGACGCCAATGTCCTTGGGGTGAAGTTAATCCACAATACTGGCATACCCACTGTGCGTTGTCGTTTTGATCAGCCATAATGAAACTTTCTGTCCTTAGATTTAGATGGTAGTTTGCCTGAACGCACCTTAGTGGATGATGTTTCACCATATCCTGCAGGGTGCTTTCCTGCTTTTGTTTTGCCAACGCTGTCAGACTTTGCCTTACTTCCCTTATCTGTGTAGTGAAGTTTAGCAGACTTGTCCTTGTCTTTAGTAATCACAGATTCTTGTCCGTGCTTACGACCCAGACGGCGCATCACTTTGCCGAATCTACGTTTCGACATTTTATCGGGTTTGGTAGTGTGGTACGAAACCTCACGACCTGTCTCACCTGAATCATATTTATATTCTCCAACACCTTTCTTGTGACCAATACCGTGCTTCTTCAGACCTTTCTCAAGATCTTTTCTTTTACCACGGTTCTTCTTTTCATCAGAACCACGGTCAGCACTGATATGTCCAGTCACTTTGGTTTTGGATTTATCCATAGCACGGGCGAGACCACCCTCGGAGATAAACTCTCCGAATCCCATTATAGCATACGATTGTGTTTGTAGGTGCATATCGGTAGAACCCTTTTGCTGAACAGACTTTCTTTGGAGTTGCAACTTCCTAAGGTTGATCATAAGTTGCCTGCGGTCTAGAAGTTGTTTGGTCTTCTTGATCGCCTGATTCTTTGGATCTTTAACTTCTTTGTTGGGTTGCGCTTCCATATTAACCACCAATTACTTGGACTTGCTCGACAACAACATCGGCACTACCAGCAGTGAGTTTCACAGTTCTCTTGATCATAGGAACAGTGTTTGCAACGATGTCTGCATCGCTTAAGACATATGCAGAACCTGCACCAGATGCATCAATATCAGTTGTGATTGTCTGGTCAGTTACAGCAGTTACCTTCTTACCACCTGAAGCGGCAGATTCAAAGTCTGTTCCAAAACCATTTGTATCACCACCATCAACTGTTTCGATATAGTCACCGACTGAGAATGTATGTCTTCCCCCTGCTCCTGTACCGTTGCCCGCTCCACCAACGCTGAAAACTGCTGTGGCAGCATTAGTAGCGGCGTGGACGCTAATGTTTTTTGATTTCCCACAGGAAAGTAATACTGCTTCACCTGCTGCAAGTGTGATTGCAGGACCAGCATTGAATTTAATGGTTGAAGCGGAAGCAGCATACGCCCGTACAACACCAGTTTTAACGACAATATAAGCGGTACCTGATCCACTCACTGTCGTAGTATCTAATACATTTAATACAGACATCGACTTTTTAATACTTGTTTTTACTATTTATCAGATTTTTGTTGCTTCAGGAACTTTGCGAGTTCCGCTGTTGAACCAACGAACATTGTATTGTTAGTAACGTTCTGTGCTGCTTTGTTCTTCGGTCCTTCTTCAATCTCCATCATTTTCTTATGAAGGTCCGCTAACTTATCCGCAGTATCGGCAACGTTCTTAATTAAATTACCAGCAACTTCGTATGCTCT